AAGAAAAACCAAGAAGGCGACCAATACCGAAAAAGCATTTGAGTTATTTATGAGTAACGTGAACAAGTCAAATATGAGTTTGAATCAAGTTTTGGAGATTTGCATTCAAAGAGACTGGAAAGGCTTTGATCCATCTTGGCTGAATAACCAAAAGCCAAGCTACCAAACAGCAGCGCAACAAACAGCGCAAGAACATGATAAATGGCGTATGGCTGAACAACGTGCATTTGGTGAAAAAGATGTCACGCCACTTGATCAACACTTAATTGGAGAATATAGAAATGTCTAAATTTACGCATGATGATGCAATACGGTTAATCAAAAAGATGCGAATGAATTATGGTAAGAAATTTGCAGACTTGTGGGCAGGTGTTGAGCCACATGAATTGGCTGAAGAGATGGTTGATCAATATCAAGGTTTAACCTCTCAGGATTTTGGTCGTGGTATAGAGCGAATGAAGCGTGAAGAATGGCCACCGACAATTCCTGCTTTCCGATCTTGGTGTGAGCTAAAGTTAAATGGATGGCTTGGTGCAAATGAAGCTTGGAATATTGCCAGAGGTTCAATTGATTTCAACGGGTACGAATTAACCGTGGTTTGGACAAAGGAATGCGCAATTGCGTTTGATGCTGTTGCGGATCAAGTTAAGCTTGGCGACAAGTATCAAATTGCGGAAGCAAAGAAAGTATTTGTTGAGCGCTATGAAAGAATGGTCGCAGAATCGCTTGAGCGTGGCGAGAAGCCGTCTTACCAAGTTTCCTATGGTGATGATAAGGAGCAACGTAAAACAGCGCTTAGAGAGGCGGAGATTGCAGGATTCTTACCACCATCTGAAACTCAGTTAATGATTGAGCATACACAAAGCCCAAATGATGCAGACGCAGAGTCTGTAAAATTTAAAACTACAGCGCAAGAACAACTTGCTAAACTGAAAGGGCTGCTGAAAGTTAATGCGCCAAAACCTGAAAAAGTTGATGGCGAAGATGATTTGAAATTATTTAATCTGCCTGATCGTCTAAATGGCTGGCTTGATCCATTTGATGATCAGGCGGGATATGTTGATAAACTTAAAAAAGAAGGCAAGTCGATTCCAATGGCGATTATGTCAGGTGTTAAAAATGAGTGATATTTTTGAAAGACGACTGGAGATATTATTGTTTATGACCTATGCAACCAATGAAACTACAGTCAAGGAAGTGCATGAATTAGCGACAACAGATTTAACACTAGCAGCAGTAAAGAAAATTGTTCGTGAATTTTTGGAAGGCGGATATATCGAAAGTCGGTTGAATGGTAGAAAATTATTCTATCGACCATCCAAAAAATCATTGCAGTTATTTGGAATAAACAAAACTTAATTTTGGAGAGAGAAATTGAAGCCACCTAAATACAAAAACCGAAAGATTGAGAACAGTGATGGTAAATTTGATTCAGCAAAAGAATATCGAAGATTTAAGGAATTGCAGATATTGCAACGTGCGGGAGTTATAAGCGATTTAACTTGTCAGGCTACGTATGTATTAGCTGAGCCTGTAAAGTTTAGTAGTGAGGCTAGGGCGAAGCCTGCGCTGCGATATGTAGCAGACTTTCAGTATGTTGAAAATGGGAGGCTTGTGGTTGAGGATGTAAAATCTAAAATCACAAAAGAAAACCCAGTGTACCGCATAAAAAAGCACTTAATGATGAGTGTTCACGGTATTGAGGTTAAAGAGGTTTAACCACAGCAAGAAGAACAACAACAGGTAACTCGAAGTTTCTTCAAATTACACCAGATAGTTGGCAGAGAATGAGTCACTATTCTGATCTTCAACACGACAGTTTCGTATAATATTATATAGAGAAATACCCCAAACTGTCGTGTTTTGTAACTGAATTGTAAACACAAAAAACAGCTATATGTAGCACATTTAAAGCATCATAATAGTGGCTAAATAGCGCAATAAACGGATAGAGAAATGAATGATTTTAAAGTAGGACAATTAGCAAGAAGTAGAGTGGAGGGAGAGGTGGTTCAGATTAGGAGAATTAAGTTTAAAGATGGTGAGTGGATGCTAGGTGTTGGAAGAATTGCATTCACTTGGGTTTTCGCTAAAGATTATGAGAAGTATTGAATCCTGACTGACCATCATATATATTAATCAGATCACAACTCGTTTACGCCCCGACCACCTCCATGATCGGGGTTTTTTTATATCAGCATAGTGAATATATATATTAGAAAAATGATTTGATTTATTATTGTAATACGACATAATAGTCTTATTGAAACGAAACAAAAAAAGGAAATTGAAATGAAATTAACAAACGCAGAAGTGATCAAAGATTGTCGCGCAGAAGCTAAAAAACACGGTTTAACTTTCAAAAGAAGCGAAAGATTAACAATCAATGGCAACCCAGCGTATCTTTACGCAAAACGCAACACTGGTGAAGTTGTACGCAGCAATATTACGCTTGGCTTGGCATATAACATTGCTTGTTCAGGTGAGCTTTCTGACTATGCATAATGATCGAAAAAAGAAATACGAAAAGAAGCGGACAAATAAAACCGTTTCTTTCATCCATAAAGATGATTCGGAGTTGCTGGAATGGGCGAGCAACCTTGAAGATTTCAGCGGCACGGTTAAAAAAGTTTTAAACAATCATAGAAAAGGCGAGAAGCGATGAAAGATTTAAAAATACATGTAGCGAACGAAGCGGAAAGCAAAGAAGCGCAAGAGTTGTTTTTTGAGTTGGGTTATGAGTGGCAAGGCAGAGGCAAAGAATACTTAAAGTGCGAACTCAATGGTTTTTATATATTAGCCAGAATAAATAAAGAAATGTCTTATTGTGATGTGTCAGAGGTTGATTTTAATTCAAAAAATAATAGCTATTCATTTTTTAAAACAATCACCCTACAACAACTTCGCGACATGGTTAATCCTATGAAAGAATATTTAGAAAAACAGGCAGACGGCAGTTACGAGCTTGTGATGCGTGGCATTGTTGGGAGAGATGATGATATTGAAGTTCCTGAGGGTGCGGATATTTATGTAACAATTTCAACCAATAATCTTTTCTATAAGGACAATTTCAAATACGTTTATCACGGTGAATGGATTGCAACTGTTTATTGTGGTGAAAACTTAGAATTTTGGAAAAAAATGCCAGTACTATGGCAACGCCACACACAGCCCGAAGAATTGCCTTTCGTGGATTCTTTAAACGACCAATACGCAGAGATTGAGCAGGTGCGAAAACACCGCCACTATTTCAAAGACGTGTCAAATATCGCTGAGATTGATGTATACACCGTTTTAAAGCTGTTTGATGTAACAGACCCATGCTTACAGCACATTGTTAAAAAAGCTTTATGTGCGGGCAAACGTGGGCACAAGGACATGATGGAGGATTTGAAGAATATCGTTGATACAGCAACCCGTGCCGTTGAACTTAACTCGTAGGTGTGGTTATGAACAAACCAAACCCAACCCTAATCCGTCAATGCATGGTTGAGTATGCAAACCAGTTAGGGCGACCGCATTTTGAAGTGTGTGTGGTGAAACGTGTTGTGAACTCATTTGCGACTGGTGTTGATGATGTTTTCAAGCCAGTGATCGAAAGTATGATTAACGATAAAAATAAGCGCAATGCATCAAACCGCAGACGTGAATTGCTAAACGAGTTTTGTGAAGATCATTCATACATGAAATTAGCGGTGTTGTCTGAAATGTCAGCGCCAACTATGAAGAAGATACTTGTTGGTCAGTTGGATTGCAGTGACGATCAATGGGCTAAAATATTAAACGCTTTCGAGTTGATGACATGAAAGAACTAGAAATGTGGTGCATGTTTGGGTATGGCAGAAAATTGGCATTGTGTGAAAAGATAGGATGCAGCCGCCAAAACTTAGAGCAACTAATCAAATCCACATCAAATAAAAAAAGTTATGCAAGTGGAATGAGCCAAGTTGAGCAAGACGAAATGTTTAGCATCGACAAGGCAAAACGCAATATGATCCGCGCTGCTGAGCATATTGCGCATGATGATTTAACGGTTCAGAAGAAAGCGCATTTTGAGTTGGTGCGTTGGGCAGACATTTACGCAGATTTGAATAAGGTGATGAAATGAAAATTGAATTAGTACGTTTTGAGGATGGATTGGCAGACTTCGAGATTGGTGATTTAACGGCACGCTGTAACGTGTCTGATTGGGATTTAAATGAGTTTTTGAATGGTGAATTGATTATCAAGCCTTATGCATGGTTCGATATGAATGACGATGAAGTGGCAAAGCCTGAATGGTTCGGACGCAAGGAGCTATTTGAGCTGAACAATGTATTTGAGCGTAGTTTAAAGTGACAAAACCAAAAGGAGCTACGCACTACGATTTCAAGAAGTCGTGTTTTTATAAGATTAATGAGAGGATTTATAAATACAACGGCTTTGGGTGGTGCGAAGTTAAGGAAGTTAATTTAAATAATTGTATTGAGGTTTAAAAAAATGATCGAACTAAAAAACGCGGTAAATGAAGCGAAAATCAAACTAGGCTTGAGCAATTCTGAGTTGTCTAAATTGATCGGGAAACGATCGTGACTGGGAAAC